AATGCCTTCATTTTGCTGGTTATGAATTATACCGGCTACAACGATTTTAAACGAGCATATATAAAACGCTTTGATGAAATGGAAAAACAGCTGAGTTTTTATATCCCACAATCATTTCCGGAGGCGCTTAGATGTTTGGCCGCCGAAGTTGAGCAAAAAGAGCTTATGCAAAAACAAAGAGACGAGGCAATACGCACCAAGGCATGGATATCTGGCAAAAAGACAGCAACAGCCATGAACACTGCAAGCCAAAAATCGAAGGAAGTGGAGAAATTGAAAATAGAACTAGACCGCTCTAAAAAATTTTCAAGCATAAAGGCCGCAGAGATACGGCTAAAATCAAAATTTGATTGGAAGCCGCTGAGAAATTACTGCACGTCTCACGAATTGGAAATGCCTAAAATATTCGATGCAAACTATGGAAGTGTTAGAACATATCCTGCAGAAGCTTGGCAGAAAATCTACGGAGTGGATTTAAATGAATTGTTTTAATTCCTCTATTGAAATTAAAGTTAGAGGTGAATTTAAAAATGAGAATAGAAATCAGGAATGACAGCGTGATTTTAGACGGCTACGTCAACGCAGTTGCAAGGGATTCCCGACCAATGCTGGATGAACGAGGGGAAAAGTTTGTTGAACAAATTAGTCCGAAAACCTTTCAGCGAGCGTTAGAAAAAAGCGACGATGTTTTATGCCTCTTAAATCATGAGCTGTCAAGAGTTTTAGGTTCAACGAAGCAAGGAAACATCGAGCTTTTTGAGGACAATATAGGCCTGCGGGCTATTTGCAAGATTACAGATGCTGAAGTGATAGAAAAAGCGAAGGCGAACCGGCTGCGCGGCTGGAGTTTTGGGTTTGAGGCTTTAAAAGAGCATGAAGAACCGCTTGAAAATGGCTTAAAACGGCGTTTTGTGGATGAAATGAATTTGGCTGAAGTTTCGATAATTGATGAGCACAAAATTCCTTGTTATGTTGGCACGTCGATTGAGATGCGAGCCGATAAAGAAGCGAAACTAGAGTATCGAGGTGAAGATTTTAAGGCAAAGATTATCGATGAAACCGAGCGAAAAATTGATTATTCAGAGTATGAACAAATTTTAAAACAAATTGGAGGTAAATAAATTGGAACTTAAATACTTAACGGAAAAACGAGCAGAAAATCAGGAAGAGATGCAGAACCTTTTAAACACAGCAAAGCTCGAGAAAAGAGCTTTAACAGAAGATGAAATCAGCAAATTTAACGAGCTAAAAAAGCTCATCACAGAAATTGACGCAACGATAAACGCCGAGGAGGAAGCACGCGAGATGAATATCGAGGAAAAGAAAAAAGAAATTTCCGAAAACAACGAAGAGACAGAAATTCAAGCAGAAAAAGTGGAGGAACGCGCATTCGTTGACTTTATTGTAACAGGCGAAGAAAGAGCAGCCAGCCCCGGAATGTCATACGGCAGCAACGGTGCGATTGTTCCGACGACCATCGCGAAAAAAATTATTGAGAAAGTTAAGGAGCTTTCCCCGATTTACGAAAAAGTCGAGAAATTTAACACCAAAGGCACACTGGAAATTCCGGTTTATGGCGCAGACACTGACGCTGACAACCCTACTGGCGACGTAAATGTAGCATATCAAGGTGACGAATTCACCGCGCTTGTTGCCGGTCAAGGAAAATTCACTTCAATCGAGCTTAAAGGCTACTCGCACGGGGCTTTGTCGGTTATCAGCCGCAAACTTTTAAACAACGTTGACATCAATGTGACGAACTTCCTTACAAACAAGATGGCTGGGGCGTTTGCAGAGTTTTGGGAGAAAGAATTGCTTGTTGGAACGGGTGCAGCTAAGAACCACATGACAGGCGCGACATCAACAACAAACCTAGTGGCAACGGGCAACACAACTTACACGGCTGCAAATGCTGCGAAAATCGATAATTTAATAAATCTGCAGCTTGCCGTACCTCAGCAATACCAGAAAAACGCAATCTGGATTATGAACAAGGCTGTATTTGCTGAGCTTCGTAAAGCGAAGGACGGAAACGGAAGTTATTACTTAGCTTACGGAAAAGGCATAACATCGGGCTTTGAGTGGCAGCTTTTGGGCAAACCAGTCTACGTTTCTGAAAATATGCCAGAACCCACAGTAGCAGGTAACATCCCTGTTCTTTACGGCGATTTTGCAGGTATGGCAATGAAAATATCTCAAAACTTGGAAATTCAACTCATGCGCGAAAAATATATAGACAAAAACGCAATTGGAATAGTCGGTTGGGCTGAATGCGATTCGAAAATTCAAAATCATCAGATGATTGCTGGCCTAAAAATGGCAGCAGCCGTGTGATTGGGGGGATTTTTAGATGAGCTATAACACGAAAAATTATTCAGAAAATGGTGACAAGTTAGTCATTGGAGGGACCTTAGAAGTCCTAGACGGGGCCAAGTTAAGCGGTTTTCCGGTCGCAGAAAATCAAGCCCCAAGTGTAGCCACAACAATCGCAGACTTAAAAGCAGATTTTAACTCGCTGTTAGAAAAATTAAAATCCGCAGGGCTTATGGAGGGTGATAACAGTGAGGGTTAGCGAAATTACAGTCAAGACTTTGGCCAACTATTTAAAGCTTGATTACGGAAGTTTAGCCGAGGAAGAAATCTTAGAATTGGCGACATTTTTACAGGCTTCAATACGTTTTATTTGCGATTACACCGGGCTTTTTGAAGCTGACCTGGATGAGCATGAAAACTTTATAATCGCAGTTTTTGTGCTGGTGCAAGATATGTACGATAACCGCAGTTTTTACGTTGACAAAAGCCACTTAAACCGCGTGGTTGAGACGATTCTAGGTATGCATTCGGTGAATCTATTGTAAGAGGTGGTCTATGGTAATAAATCCAGGAAATTTCGATAAAAGAATAAAAATAATAAAATATGAAATTAAAAAAGATTCAGACGGCTTTGAAGAAAAAATCGAAAATGTGGTATCAATAACATGGGCGCAGGTCACAAACATCAGCGGCACTGAAATCTTGCGCTCAAACTCAGATTTTTCAGAGGTAAAAACGCGCTTTTTAATGCGAACTCCGAAAATAAAGCTGGACAAAGATATGGGCATAAAATTCGCTGGAAATGACTATAACATCGTGTATATAAACGATTACGGCTACGATAAAAAGTACACTGAAATTATCGCAGAGCTGGTTAGAAAATGAAAACTTTTTCACTTGCAAAAAGTTTTCAAACTTTCAAAAATGCGCTTCTGAGGCTAGGAATTTCGCCGTCTGTGGACGTCGACCAAGGCTCCGCCTTTGGAAACCGCGATTTTTTGAAAAAAATCGAGTAAAACTTTTAAGTTTTTGGAAGGAAAGCAAATGGCAGATTTTAAATTTAGTTTGGACATGGATTCGATTTTCCCACAGGGTTTGGACGATGAAAACTTGGCTTTGGATATGATAAAAGCTGGGCAAGAAGTTATGCAAAAGGCGATTCAAAATGCTGCGCAAAAGCACGTTAGAACCGGTAGCATGGCAAAGTCAGTAAAGTGTTCAAAACCTGTTATTAACCGAGCTGGAGACGCAGTTGGGCGCGTGAAGTTTTATGGCAAAGATAAAAACGGAATGCAAAACTGGTATAAAGCGATTTGGATTGAATACGGCACTAAAAAACAGCCAGCAGACCCCTTTGTTAGACCGGCAATAAAAAGCTGCGAAAACAGCATAGACTCTGCCATGCTCAAGGAATTTAATAAAAAAGCGAGGGGGTAAAGCTTATAAACATAAACCCGATAATAGAATCGGCGTTTTCTGATTTTGAAGTAAATAAAAAGCGCATTCCTATCGCGTTTTTGAGCTATACAGGAAACGCTGATACATACTTGACTTATTACACTTGGCAAGAACAACCAGATAACTTTTTCGATGACGAATATCACAGCGAGATTGCTTACGGAACGATCGATATTTTCTCAAAAAGAAATTTCAAGGGTGTTCTAAAAGAAGTGAAAAAAGTGTTAAAGAAAAATGATTTCACCTGGACGGACAATGGACCGGAAACATTTGACCGTGAAACCGGATATTATCACATTCCAGTGAACTTTTATTTGGAAGGTTGCGAATAGCCGCCATTTTCCAGGCGACATCAAAATAAAATAGCAAAGGAGTAACTGCGAATGGCAGGGATTGGATTAAAATATTTCAAATACGCAAAGTTAAACGATGATGGAAAAACATATGGCACCGTAAAAACGCTTGCCGGTGCTATCGAATGCAAGGTTTCACTGGATCTTTCAGAAGCCGTGCTTTACGCAGATGACGTTATCAAGGAACAAGTTTCAGTATTCAAAAGTGGCACGCTAACGGCTGGTATAGATGACGATAACGATGAGGTTTTCGCCGAGCTTCTCGGTAAAAGCGTAGATGCTGAAACCAGTGTTGTTACATCGAATGTGAATGACACGCCGATTTATGTTGGCTTTGGACATATCGTGCCTAAAATTGTCGGAGGAAGCAAAAAGTACAAGGTGGAGTTTTTTCCGAAAATGAAATTTAAGCCGTTCATGACGGATGCCAAAACAAAAGGCGATAGTTTGGAATTCACGACCCCGTCAGTAGAAGCGACGATTTTCGAAAATGATGATGGGGACTGGGAGAAACACAAGGTCTACGACACCGAAAGTGAGGCAAACACCGCACTTGATGGCTTTTTTGTACAGGCTACCGCAGGAGGAGGCGAGTAATCCTTGCTAAATAAAATAAATTATTTAGAAACCGAGACGGAGCGATATCCGCTGGTGTTTACGCTAAATGTAATGGAAGCAATCCAAGAAAAATATGGGTCAATCGAAGCGTGGTCGAACCTGATACAACGTGATGGAGAGCCAGATATAAAAGCTTTGAAATTTTTTATTACCGAAGCGATTAATGAAGGTATTGAGATTGAAAATGAAAAAACCGGCGAAAAACGAAAAGCAATGACTTCGAAAAAGGCTGGCAGAATCTTGACTGAAATCGGGATTTCGGGAGCTGCAAACAAAATTATGGCGACGATATCAGACAGTGTGGAAATGGACAAAACAGAAAAAAACGTGACCAGCCCGCAAAATCTTTAAATGCGGGAGGTAAAAACAAAAATTTAGCTGAAAATGTTGAGCGCAGCGTGGATGCAACGTCACGTTGCGAGTTTTCTTGGATTTTGTTTGTGGGAACAAAAATGCTTGGATTCACCGAAAAAGAAGTAGGCCATATGACTCTGAAAAAATGGAGTCTTTTATACAAGCACTTTCGCGAATATCACAATTTTTGCGTTCAGCAACAGCTGTTTAAAGATGAAAAAATCAATGCATCAAGCACCGATGAATGGTTACCAAATTAGAGAGGGGTGAGAAAAAATGGCCGGTTCAAATACATTCGGCGGAACGATAAAACTTGAAGGCGAAAAAGCCTATCGGGAAGCAATTAAACAGATAAATTCCGAACTTAAGGTTATGGCCTCAGAGATGGGCAAAGTTACCGCTGAATTTTCTAAAAATGATAAATCAGCCTCTTCCCTCACCTCTCGAAACAAAGTTTTGGCTGAGCAAATTGATAAGCAAAAAGAAAAAATATTGACGTTAAAAGGAGCGCTTGAGCAATCCAGCGAAAAATATGGGGAAAATGATAAAAAAACAAATGACTGGAAAATCTCGCTCAACAAAGCTGAAGCTGAGCTTATCAAGCTCGAAAAAGAACTCAGCGACAACGAAAAAGCCCTCAAAGATAGCAAAAATGCTACTGAGAACAACTCTAAGTCACTTAAAAAGTTTGGCGATTCGGCGAATGATGCCGGACAAAAAACGCTTAAACTCGGTGATTTAATTAAGGCAAATTTGATTTCTGAAGCGATAATAAGCGGCATAAAAGCACTTGGTTCTGCAATTATGGACGTTGCAAGGAAGTTCGGTGAATTTGTTTCGAATGGTATAAAAAATGCGAGCAATTTACAAGAAGTCCAAAACGTAGTTGATGTTACTTTTGAAGAAAGCGCTGAAACAATCAATGACTGGTCGCGAAAAGCAGCCGGAGCTTATGGCATGAGTGAGCTCTCAGCTAAGCAGTATACTGGAACCATCGGCGCGATGTTTAAATCGATGGGGCTAGCCGACGAGCAAGTTTTGTCAATGTCGACCGACATGGTTGGGCTGGCCGGCGATTTTGCCTCGTTTTACAACTTGGAGCACGAAGAAGCGTTCAATAAAATTCGCGCAGGAATCAGCGGCGAGACAGAGCCTCTAAAACAACTAGGCATCAACATGTCAGTTGCGAATTTGGAGGCTTTTGCATTGTCTCAGGGGATTGATAAATCTTATAACTCCATGACACAAGCCGAGCAAGCGACTTTACGATACAACTATTTAATGTCAGTTTCCGCAGATGCGCAAGGCGACTTTGCCAGAACTTCAGGCAGTTACGCAAACCAACTCAGAATTGCCCAGCTGAACATGGAAAATCTCGCAACCGGCATAGGTGCTAAACTTTTACCGATTTGCAACGAGGCTTTAACTATCTTCAATGGTATGTTTTCCGGCACGATGGACATTTCAACAGGCTTTTCAAAATTAACTGAAATGGTCGTAAACTTGGCAAATGATTTACTGACCAATTTACCTCAAATTGCGGAGACTGCTGACCAAATCATAACAAGTCTTGTAAACGGAATTACGGCCATGTTGCCACAGCTAGTGCCCGTTGCGACTAGCGTTATCACAACTTTGGTAGACACTTTTTCTTCAAATGTTGCGCAAATAACAACGGCTGCCGTCCAGATAATTTTAACGCTTGCCGAAGCGTTAATTAATTCTCTTCCGGAATTATTAAACGCAGCAATTCAAATTGTAGTGGCGCTCGTAAACGGCATAACACAGGCACTTCCATCACTTGTACCCGCAATTGTAAGCGCAGTAATTTTGATGGTTAATACACTTTTGGCGAACGTTCCGCTGATTTTGCAAGCTGGTATCGACCTGTTGATGGCGCTTGTTGATGCGATTCCGACAGTTGTCACTGCACTTGTTCAAAATCTTCCGACAATCATCACAACAATAATTGACGCGCTAATCGAGTCAATCCCGCTCTTAATCGGCGCTGCCATCGAGCTTTTCATGGCTTTGGTTGAGGCAATTCCAATAATTGTCGTCGAACTTGTAAAAGCGTTGCCACAAATTGTAACTGCGATAATCCAAGGTTTGGCGCGACTTCCGGAGCTTTTGTGGAACATTTTGACTGAGTGCATCGGGAAATTTATAAGTTGGGGTGACCAAAGCGAAGCCGAAGGAGCACAGGGCTCTCAGAACTTTTTAACACGAGTAATAAACGTCATAAAAGAATTGCCCGCGAGAGTTTGGGAATGGCTACAGAACGCAATAACAAATATTAGCAGTTTCTTCAACGATATTCTGAACACCGCAGCAGAGATGACTCCGCAATTTGTAAACACAATAATTAGCTTCGTAAGCGAATTGCCGAGCAAGATTTGGGATGGAATTATTGGCGCTGTTTCAGCCGTAACGGACTGGGGCAATCAGCTTTTGACCGCCGGAATAAACGCTGCGCAGAACCTTGTGAACAGCATCTGGAGCACACTTTGTGAATTGCCTGGGCAAATGCTTGATATTGGCAAAAATCTTGTACAAGGCCTTTGGAACGGCATAAATGACGCAAAAAATTGGGTTTTAGATAAAATTAAAGGTTTCGGAGAGTCTATTTTAAATGGAATCAAAAGCTTTTTTGGAATTGCTTCACCGTCAAAATTGTTTGAAGAGCAAATTGGCAAAAATTTAGCGCTTGGCCTAGGAGAGGGCTTTACGGATTCCATGAAAAGTGTATCAAAGCAAATGCAAAATTCGATTCCAACCGAGTTCGGCGTGGAGCCAACGCTTAATGTCGCATACAATCAAGGTTTTGCGGCCCAACCGCAAGTATCCGGGAACTCTGGAATCACCGTACACATCGAAAATTTTGTGAATAATCGTGCCCAGGATGTCCAGGCTTTCGCTCAGGAGCTGGAGTTTTATTCGCGCCGCAATAATTTTGCACTGGGATAAAAGGGGTTGAGACCAATTTGAATTATTGCATATTTAAAGACATAAATTCGCTTGAGTTAGGGCTTTATATGGAACGTTGTCCAGAAAAAATCAGTCCAAAAAGGCGCGACGAAACCTTTACAGTTCCGGGCCGACACGGCAATTTAACCACAACTGACGGAGCTTTTGAAAGTTACATCCGAAGTACTGAATTTATTGTAAAAGATAAGAAAAAAATTGATGAAATCTGCGCTCATTTTAAAGGTTCGGGTTGGCTAATTTTCAGCAGCGAACCTGACCGAAAGTACAAAGCAAGAGTTGCAAATCAGATTGAATTTTCTCATGTTATTCGGCATTTTAAGCGCTTTGTTGTTGAATTTGAAGTCCAACCGTTCGGCTACGATGTTTTTGAACAAACGATAACGAAAACCGCGCCGTTTAGCCTTTTTAACATTGGAACAGTTGACTCTGAGCCCATAATTACAATTTTCGGAACTGGAAATATAACGCTATATGTAAACAATCAAAGTATTTCTTTAAAAGAAATTGCAGGCTCAATTACAATTGATAGCGAAATGCAAAATGCATATAACGGTGCAGCATCGATGAACAACAAAATGAGCGGAGAATTTCCAATTTTAAGTCTTGGTGAGAATCATATTACATGGCTGGGGAATGTTACAAAGCTTGAAATACAGCCAAACTGGAGATACATTTAATTTTTTATGTTCATTTTTGTGTGACGACAAAAACGAACCAAAAAGCGTCCCGAGAGGATTTCGATTCCTCTCGGACTCTCCTAAACGACGCAAAGGGCAAGCCCTTTGGAAACCCGGAAAACCCGGTTTAAACGGACGACAAAGAGTTTGGAGTGAAACAATGATAATTCTATACGAGAAAAATGAAATCGATTTTACTAACAACGGCTTGATTATTTTACAGCCAATCGAGGCAATTGTAACCGAAGAAATAAACGGCGACTATTCACTGAAACTCACGATGCCACGGGGCTTTTCGGAGATTGAGAATGAACAGATAATAAAAGTGCCAACGCCGAAATCAGAGCAGCTTTTCAGGGTTTATAACTCTGACGTTGACATGATTGGAAACCCAGTGTTTTACTGCCGGCACATTTTTTATGACCTATTAGATTATTTCATCGAGGACACTCGCCCAACCGGAAATGGAACTCTGGCAATCTCGAAAATCCTAGAAAATACGCCGTTTGTAGGCAGTTCTGACATCACAAAACAAGGGACGGCCTATTATCAAATGATGAGTCCGGTCAAAGCAATTTTAGGCGCTGATAATTCTTTTATAGAAATTTGGGGCGGTGAGATTGATAGAGATAATTTCCAAATTAGAATGAAAAATCGTGTTGGAGCAGACCGAGGTGTATCGATTAGATATCGTAAAAACCTGACTGGCCTGAGATTTGTAACAGATTTATCAAGCGTTGCAACAAAAATCATGCCGACAGGCCTCAAAGAAGATGGACAAACTCTTCTAAAATTGCCGGAAAAGTACGTAGCCTCGCCGCTCATCGGCAATTACGTAAATGAAAAAGTCACTCGAATCCATTATTCTGACATAAAAATAGATGAAAAAATGAGTGAAACGGAAGCTTTAAATGCACTTCGAAACGCGGCGAACCAAGAATTTGAAAACGGCGTCGATAAACCTCAAGTTACTGCTACGGTTGAGTTTGTGCCACTTCAAGATACCGAGGAGTATAAGGATTTTTCTATTTTAGAAACCGTCTATCTTGGCGATTCAGTCAGTGTGCATCATGAAAAATTAAACATTGATTTAGTGACAAAAGTCATCGGCTATGAGTTTGATGCGCTTTCGAAAAGATATAACAAAGTCACGCTGGGCAACACAAATCCAAAATATGGAGATATTCAGAGACAGTACGTCGATAAAGTCAATAGCGAGACTAGGTTTGCGATTAACAGCGAGATTGTCGATACTGAAAAAAAGGTTACGCAGGAGTTTAAGGCTGCTGATGGTGAACTTTCTAGCATAATTACTGAAGAAATCACGCGTGCCCGGGGTGCAGAAGAGACGCTTTCGTCGTCAATAACGCAGAATGCAAGAAATATTACGTTAAAAGTTTCGAAGGGCGACGTGAGCAGCCAATTGAGCATGGAAAACGACCAAATTTCAATTTCGAGCAATCGAATTTCGATTTCATCAACGTATTTTACGCTTAGCAGCAGTGGAAAAATAACCTGCACAAGTGCCGATATTTCCGGGACACTCGAGACTGGAGGCACTTACGGATACGTAAAATTAAGCAATGGCCGGTTAATTGGCGGAAACAGTTCCGGCGAATCAGGGTACATTTCGTTTAGCCATCAGGTTGATGGGAGCCCTGGGCCACGGTTTGCTGGGGCAAATGGACTTGTGATTGCAACGTCCAAACTTGGTGTTGCTGATTATTTAGGTCCGGGTGCAAGTGGAACATATTATCAAGGGCAATCCGCGCCCCAAACGTTTGTCACAAATATTTCTGACAACGGAGACGGTACAATTTCTTGGACCACAAAGACCATCACGTTTACAAAAGGCTTGATGACAACGAGTCTGTAGAGGAGGTTTTGTTTTGAACATACCAATCGAGCACGCATTAAACATTATTCAGACTGAAATTGAAGAATTTATTTATCAAAAAATGCAGGAGAGTCGGCTTTCTGCGGGACTTATGGAGAAAATTTTAGAAGGCGTATTATGCCAAATTAGAAAATTAAAAACTCGGGATTTAGAAAAATTTATTTTAGAAATGAATAAAAAAATGCCTGAAGTTTTTGAGGAAAAAATTGAAAAACAAACGGTAAAAAGTGATGACTTGGGAGTGAAGAAAGATGGAAGTTTATAAGGCAAAACGCAATGGAACAGCGATTTTTCTTAATCCGGATAAGTTTGATAAGTTTTGGGCAAAAGGGTATTTAATCTATAAAGTTAACAATTTGGAAGACGAAAGCTCAGACGAACTTCTTCTTTCTCCAGAAGAAAATAAAATTTTGCGAGGTGAAATTGAATGACGACAAAATCGATAACACTGAATGTTTGGCAGCCTAATGACGTGCGAGTGCAGGTCAATCAAGGCGAAGTGAATTCGCGATTTTTGGAGATTAAAATTCTAGATAAGAAAAAAGCATTCAACTTGACGGGCAAAACCGTCATTTTTTATGCCACAAAACCCGATGGGAACTTGATTTTCAACTACTGTGAGATTATCGACGCTCAAAAAGGCCTTATAAATCTTGCGATGACATCTCAAATGTCGATTGTGCCAGGCATTATGCGGGATTGCGAGATTGATATTTTAGACGATGAGCTCACAAAACTTAAAGTAAAAGGGCTGTCAATTGAAATTGCTCGTTGCACCGATTTTGAAAGTGCAATCGAGAGTATGTCTGAATTTACAGCCTTAACTCAAGCTCTAGATGAGGTCAACAAGGTGATGGAGGCCTACTCAGAGGAAAATATTATGGGCAAAATTATGTCCATGGATGGCGAAGGCAGTGGGCTGGACGCCGATTTGCTGGACGGGAAACATGGCTCAGAGTATGCAACATCGGCTCAAGGTACAAAGGCTGACAGTGCAATCCAAGGCATAAAGGCAAATGGCTTAGTGCTACCGATAGATTCAGGCAACGCGGTCAATTTGACGCCAGAAAACCTTAACGTTGTGCCGATTAGTAGAACCGTAAACAATAAGGCACTATCAAGCGATATAACTCTTTCTTATTCGGATGTTGGTGGCGCTTCAAGCGCCCAGGGTTCTAAGGCTGACAGCGCAATACAAGAAATTCGTGGGAACGGAATGGCAATTTTGCCAGATGAAAGCCGAATCGTTAATATCACTCCTGAAAATATTGAAGCAGTGCCAATTACAAGAACAATTAACGAAAAAGCGCTGTCCAGCAACATAACAATAACTGCTCTCGACATTGGTGCAGCCTCAATTGAGCAGGGAAACAAGGCCGATTCGGCAATACAATCAATTCAAGGAAACGGCAAAATCATTCAGCCGGATTTTAATCGCTCTGTTGTAATAACGCCGGAAAACATAGGTGCGGTGCCGGTTGAGCGAAAGATAAACGATAAAGCGTTGAATGAAGATATTACACTTTCAGCTTCAGATATAGGTGCTGCCGCTATCGAGCATGGCGAGCACGTTCCTTCGGTGCAAGCTGCTGATAATTCTATTTTCCTGCGAAATGACAACTCTTGGAAACCGGTTACACCTAAAAACATAGGTGCTGCGACAGAGGAACAGGGCCAAAAAGCAGACTATGCAATTCAAGGAATTCAAGTCAACGGTGTGCACGTTTCTCCAGATTTAAACCGATACGTCAACGTAACAATCGAGGATTTGGAAGCTGTACCGAAAGAGCGAAAAATCAACAACAAAAGCCTGGAATCTGACATAGCACTTACTGCAGCAGACGTTTGGGCAGCTGAAATTAACCACAGCCACACGCCTCAAGAAATAAACGCAGCAACTGCAGAACAAGGCATGAAAGCGGACTTAGCGGTTCAAGGTGTCAAGCTGAATGGCAGTTTAATTATACCCGATGCTGAAAATGTTGTAGATATCGAAGTTTCCAAACTTGGCGGAGCAACAGCTGAGCAAGGCGCGAAGGCAGATTCAGCGCTTCAGGGCGTCAAGGTAAACGGCACGTTGCTTGAGGCAGATAGCCAAAACATTGTCGATGTAATCGTCAGTGGCGGTGGTGGAAGTTCGTCTGTGACTTATACAGCAGAAATTGGCGCAAATTGGGTAGCCGCAGAGACTGGCGAGTATACTCAAACCGTTGTGGTGAACGGAATCCTGGCCACCGACAACCCAATTGTTGACGTGGTTCTGGACACCGCAAAAAATACAGCTTTAAGCCAGTTAGAAGCTTGGAGCCTTATTTCTAAAATCGAAACTTCTAACGGTAGCATAACTGTGACTTGCCTTGAAGAAGCGCCAACTACAGCGATTCCGATTCAGATAAAGGTGGTGAGTTAGATGGGAAATGCGATTATATCAAGAAGAGAACGGCTGAAACAAAAGAAAATTATTGAAAACTACGATTTTGAAGAAAAATTGTTACCAGCAGAATTAAAAAGCTGCACAACTAAATACACCTGTTTCTTACCAAACGGAGATGTTTTAATAAGCGGTTATGGCGAGGATATTGGAGTTTGGCACTTTGAAAAAGAGACCCTTTCCTTTTATAAATTATATAACGAAGGCTATTGGTCAACATTTCAACTTTTGGCAAATGGCGACGGTCTAATCGTAAATAAAAGTGACTCCGAGATAACAGGAATCCTATTTTATAATAGTTCAGAAAAGTCTATTACGAAAATTCATGATGAGGGCTATAAATGGGAATATTTCTATGAGTTAAGCAATGGGGATGCCTTAATCAGCAATTCCGCTTCTTCTGTAACGGGTATATATGTATTTAACCATTCGACAAAGTTAATAACAAAAGCATATGAAAGTGGATATAATTGGAGATACTTTTCTGAATTGTCTGACGGAAACTGTTTGATTAGTTCCAGTACAAGTTCGTGTGCTGGACTTTTGCTTTATGACCTTGTGACAAATCAGATAACGGTAGCCTATTCAACCGGCTATTATTGGCGATACGTTTACAAATTATATAATGGCGAACACTTGATATCCGGCGAATATTCGTCCTCCTCGGGTATTTTAAAATACAGTCCAGCAACAAAAAGTATTTCTCTGGTTTATGATTCTGGAAATGGTTTCGCATACTTTTTTGAACCTACTCCAGGAAAATGTTTAATTGGAGCAAATGCATGGCAAGGTGCCGGCCTGTTTTTATATGAAGAAACTTCAGACACAGTTAGAAAAATTTTAGATAGCAGTGATTACGGTTGGAACTATTATCAAAGCTTACCCGATGGCGACTTTTTGATTGCCAATAGCAACACAAGTAGTACCGCGGGAATTTTATATTACAACGCTAGCGACGATTCAGCTATAAAGCTTTTTGATGAAAGTTCCTCGTGGAAGAATTTTTTCGAGTTACCTAACAATGACTACCTTATAGGAAGCAGTAACATTTCTGGAGTTGGCGTCTCAAATATAGGAATGCTTTATTTTAATTACGCAGAAAAAACAGTCACAAGAATATATGAAACAGGTTATTCTTGGGAACTTGGCCATAAGCTTGCCGGTGGAGATTGGCTTATTGCTGGAGATAGAGCGAGTGGAGTTTTGCTGTATGATACAACAAATCAGACTTTAACAAGTATTTATGAGGCTAACTCTGGCTGGACAGATTTTTACGACCTACCAGATGGAGATTGCTTGATTATCGGAAGTAGCTATGGTACATCCGCAGGAGTTTTGTTATATAGCGCTTCAAGCAAGACAATAACACAAATTTATGAGCAAGGAGTTTATTGGAAAAACTTTTTTGAATTGCCGAATGGAAATATTCTAATTACAAGTAATAAGTCTTGGTCAACTACCGGTGTTTTGCTATTTGATATCAGTTCTAAAACAATATCAAGAAAAATTAATTACGGCACTAAATATTCTATTTTATCAAATGGCGAATTGATATCATCCGAAATTGATGTGCTTTCTGTAAATGTTGCAAATTATAGTTTGGGCCAATATATGGGTGGCACGGTTAATGGAGATTATATTTTTGCAGAAACAAAAGTTCAAAAAATTTCTGATGGTTCGGTTTGCAATTTGAATGACATATACAGTGTCTCATACCTTTCTAAGTACAATATTGCAGTTGGTTCGAAATTTATAGTTTATAAAAATTAAAGGGGAGTTCAACATGAAAGTATTTATTGGCGGCGGGTGACCCCGCTGGACATGACGCGCTGAGGTTTTGCTTAACAATTAGCGCACTCACGCGGAGGACTTTAAGTGCAGGATTTAATGGTTTGAAATTTATAATCTATAAAAATTAAGGAGGCGTTTAATATGAGAGTATTTATCGGAGTCGGCCACGGTGGGAGTGACTCAGGAGCCGTCGGGTATTTGGTGGAAAAAGAGGTTAATTTGGTTGAGGCTTTAGCTTGCAAAGATTTTTTAGAAATGCACGGCGTTGAGGTTTTGATGTCGCGAGCCACCGACGAAAACGACCCGATAACCGATGAAATCAATGAATGTAACGCATTTGAGCCGGATTTAGCAATAGATGTGCACAGTAATTCCGGGCGCGGCGATGGATTTGAAGCATTTTATCACTATAAAGGCGGCCTCAGCAAAGATTTAGCAGAAAATATAGAGAGCGAAGTTAAAAAAATCGGCCAAAATTCAAGGGGTTGTAGGACAAGATTGAACTCGAGCGGAAAAGATTATTACGCATTTATCCGCGAGACGATTTGCCCCGCAGTAATTTGCGAGGGATTTTTCGTTGACAACGAGACAGATGTCAAAATCGCAGATACAATTGAAAAGCAAAAAAAACTTTGGAGTAACTTATGCAAAGGGAATTTTAAGGACACTTGGAATTTATATAAAAGAAAATTCATCACAACCAGAAGAAGATAAAAAAGCAAAATATTATGTTCAGGTTGGAGCTTATTCAAGCAAAGAAAACGCAGAAAAACAACTGCAAAAAGCAAAAGACGCCGGTTTCTCCGACGCCTTTATAAAAGAAAATTAAACTATTGACAAGTAAAAAAAAGTCTGATAAAATAAAAACCATAGAAGGACTTTTGTAGTGATTAGTCCTTGTGTATAGTTAATATTACGACAGAATTAGCAGCTTCAACGTTTATCGTTAGAAGGTGCTTTTTCTTTTTATGTAATCGCTTTTTTAACCATTTAACAAGTCTAAAAACCAGTTCCTTGATAATATCACCTCCCGCCACAAAAACGCATTTAAAGTGCGGGCGGAGGCATACTACAAGGACTTAAAGCCCAACTATGGTCTCATTATTTTACCATAACTTTCTTTTTTCGTCAACAAAAAGGAGTTTATTATGGAAAATAAAACATTTGAATTTGTAACTTTCGCAGTCTTAATTGAAAGCTTAATAACTTACATAAATCAATTCTTTGTTCAGGAAAATTTTTGCTGGCAGATGGTTTTAAGCCTAATTTTAGGCATAGTTATCGCGGTAGCGTATAAATTGGATTTGCCTGCGCATTTTAATCTTACATCAAAAATCCCCTATTTTGGTTGTGTTTTAACCGGAATATTGCTGTCACGTGGGAGTAATTACATTTTCGATTTATTTGATAAATTTAATTGCCTGTTGAAAAATTTCTAAAATTGATATAAAATTCATCTGAACATAATAATTATTAATTTTTACGGAGCAAAATTATGAATACAAAAACAAAATCAGAATTGCAAGTAGTGACATCTGCAAAAAATCTGTGCAGCTACGTCTTAATTGCAACCAACAAATCGCCCAAAACCTTTCGTTTTACGCTTGTTTCTCGCTTACAAAATCTTACATTAGATATAATAGAAAACGTCTATAGAGCAAATGAAATCTTTGTTCAAAGCAAAAATTTACAAAATATGCAAAAACGCTTAGAATTTCAACATTCCGCGCTAACAGACATTAAAATTTTAGCGTATATGGCCCTACTCGCACGTGAACAGGGTTGCATTTTACCTAAGCAGTATGAACAGATTTCTAAATTAGCTAGCGATTGCCAATATTTACTTGGTGCATGGATAAAAAGTGATAAAAGATACTTCTAAAAAAGCAAAAAAATTTCCGATATCATTATGATACCGGAAAAATTATTTTATTAATCAGATTTTTTCTTATTTATTTTCGAATTCAGCATTAAACCAAGTGCTAATGTCATTATCAGTCCTAAACCAGAGACTGCAAAATATGTAACTTCGTCGCCGGTTTTTGTTGATTCATCAGCTTCTGCCTTTTCTTCGTCTGTCAACTTGTCGTAAATAAAGTACGGCGAAAAGTGCGACAAAGTCATTATTCCAAATTCGTCTTCGCCTTCGGGA